ATGCAGCTTGACCAATCCAGCTTGCTACATGGGCGTCGACCCCGGCAATTCCGGCGCGGTTGCTTTCTATTTCCCTGAGTATCCACAGCGGATTGCAGCGTTAGACGTTCCTCTTGCCAACGGCGAGATCGACGCAGCAGCTCTCGCCGATCTGATCAAGGGCTTTGCGCCGATGTTGGCCGTGGTCGAGCTAGTGCACTCAATGCCTAAGCAGGGTGTCAGTTCTACTTTCAAATTCGGCGTCGCATACGGAATGGCGCGCGGCACGATCGCGGCGTTGCAGATCCCGATGGTTCTGGTCACGCCGGGAAAGTGGAAGAAGTTCTATTCCCTGTCGTCGGACAAAGAGCAAGCCCGAGCGCGTGCGATACAATATTGGCCATCCTCAGACAACTTCAGATTGAAGAAACATCATGGCCGCGCAGAAGCCGCGCTCTTGGCCAAGTATGGCGCGGAAAACCTCTAACTAGTCAGACAAAACATGAGCGCGAAATCAGTGCATCAATTTGACCCCGACTTCGCCGATCCCACAGAGTGGGCGCGGATGTACAGAGATGCTGGCCTTCAGGTTGTGCCAGCAATGACGCCATCCGAGAACCGCACGCAGTGGAAGCGCCCTGCGCTGCCTAAGTGGCGTGCGTTAGAGCACGAGCTTGCGCCGGATCTGACTTTCGAGCGTTGGTATGGCGAACAGGGCGAGCACGCCCGCCGCAACAATATGGGCATGATCACGGGCCAGTGCTCAGGCAACGTATTCATGATCGACCTCGATCTGCACAAGAACCCTGCGGCTGCGACTTGGTGGGAGGGCGTGAATGCGCTCCACAACATGGGCGGCGACATAGAGACGCCACGCCAGACCACCGGCGGCGGCGGGAAGCAGATCCTGCTCCGGGCGCCAGCAGGATGGACGCCTCCAACCTGCAAGACCAGCATCGGGGTAGACATCCGTGGTCAGGGGGGCTTCGCAATGCTGCCTCCCTCGATGCACGAGAGCGGCACGCCCTATAAGTGGGATGCAGGGCTTGAGCCTTGGGAGATAGAGGTCTCTCTGGCGCCGGGGTGGTTGTGTGGCGAAATTGACGCCCTTGTGAAGACCTACGGCGGCGGCTCGACGACTTCGGCAGGCCCAGCCGAGAGAACACAGACGCCGGAAATGGCGAAGAACGAGTTTGGCCGCATCATAGACGGGCGTGAGGAATACATGACCCGCATGGTCTGGGGTCGTGTCGTCGATGAGTATCGTCAGTGCCCGATCAAGCCGCCGCAGGTGGAGCAGGACGACATCCTGCGGACGCTGTTTGCGAAATACGAGACAGCCACCAAGTCCCGCATCGTCGAGCGTGGCACGCCCAACCACATTTTGCTGGAGCGTGAAGGCCGCGGCATCTCGCTGCTACGCCAGAAGATCAAGCACGCTTTTGAGCAATGGGACGAAAAGGTCCGTCGCCATGCTGAGGCGCCATTACCCCCAAGAGAAGCTCCCCCGTCCTTTGGGTCGGGGAAACAAGATCGGGGGAACGGGGAAGAGGACGGGGGAGGGACGGGGGAGAACGGGGAGGACGGGGGATCAGATGTTAATAGTGATGCAGAGGCTGAGTTCGGCGCAGATCTCAACGTCTTCGAGATCCTTGACGTGAAGGGCATCAAAACGCTGCCGGACCCGACATGGCTGGTCGAGACGATCATGATTGAGAACGCCTTGGGGTTTATCTTCGGTGCGCCGGGGTGCGGTAAGTCGTTCATTGCGATCGGGCAGGCGTTGTCGATCGCCTGCGGCCTTGACCATTGGTGGAACCGCAAGATCAATCGCAGCGGCCCCGTGATCTACATCTCGTCTGAAGGCGTCGGCGATATGAAGTTCCGCCTGCGGGCTTGGGAGATGGCGCTCGGGGTGAAGGCTGACGAGGCGCCGTTCTACCTGATCCGGCAGTCCATCAACTTCATGGATGAGAAGGACGTCGAGAAGCTGATCCGCACGGTTCAGACGATCGTGGACCAGACGGGCGAGTTCCCTGTCGCGGTCTACGTCGACACCGTCTCCAGAGTGCTGCCAGGGGCGGACGAGAACTTACAAAAGGACATGACCCTGTTCATCCGTGCCTGTGACGCCCTGCGCGAGATATTCAGCGCCACGGTCACCGGCGTCCACCACACTAGCCGTGCGGGCAACCTGCGTGGCTCCAGCGTCTTCGACGGCGCCGGTGACTTCCTGCTGCTGATTGAGCGTGAGCAGGGCGAGAAGATCGGCTATCTGACGGCGCGCAAGATCAAGGCGGCGCAGGACGGATGGAAGCAGGCGTTTGAGATGATTGAGCAATCGGTCGGCGACATCAAGGGCACCACCAGCTTATTTGCCCGTGCCTGCGACGAGCCGACCAGAGACAAGGGTGCGTGGCCAGACAAGGCGACATGCCGCAAGATCCTTGAGGCGATCGGCTCAGCGTGGAACATCGGCAAGCCCTGGTCGTCAATGCCGCAGTCCCGCAAGCAGGGTCGCTACGCCTCGTCGATCATTAAACAACAGTTCGACGTGGTTGAAAAGACAGCCGAGCTAATGATCCAGACGTGGTTGCAGAACGGCGTCCTCAGCTACGAGATGCGGGACAAGGGAACCAAGATGCAGGGGCTGCGGGTCACGGGCAGCATCGACTGAAATACCTCCCGGCAAATGAAAGAGACCAACATGGCCGCGTACTACAACGAGATCGAACCCTACGCCGCGCAATGGCTGCGCAACCTCATTAAAGCGGGGCACATAGCAGATGGCGAAGTCGACGAACGGTCAATTATCAATGTTCGACCTACTGATCTGGCAGGCTTCACCCAGTGCCATTTTTTCGCAGGCATCGGCGGCTGGAGCCACGCCCTGCGTCTTGCCGGATGGCCCGACGACAGGCCAATCTGGACCGGCTCCTGCCCGTGCCAGCCGTTCTCCGTCGCGGGCAAAGGAGCCGGTGTTGACGATCCAAGGCACCTGTGGCCGCACTTCCATCGCCTCATCACCGCCGTCCGGCCCCCTGTTGTTATGGGAGAGCAAGTTGCGGGAGCGGCTGGCTACGGTTGGCTCGACGGAGTTCGCGCTGATCTGGAGGCAGAAGGATACGCCAGCTGGGGGGCTGATATCCCGGCTTGCGCGGTGGACGCCCCTCACATCAGGAGCCGCCTCTACTGGGTCGCAAGCGACGTGGGTGACGCCAGCAACGCGGGATCACAAGGGCGGGTACTCGGGCGGCAGGATCAGGAACGGGAAACTGAGCAACGACACCTTGGACGTGATGGTTCAGCATACGGTCGCAGCCACATGGCCGACGCCGACAGCCCAGCCCAGCAACGGGGATGGGGAGAGCTTCCTACGGAGGAAGGGCAGGAAGCCGGACGGTTCGATCTCAGACCTCGGGGCGCTGGTTCTTTCTGGGAGGGAGCCATCTGGCTCACAGGAGCCGACGGCAAATCAAGGCGCGCTCAACCCGGCCTTCCCCTGCTGGCTCATGGGATACCCAACAGAGTGGGAAAGCTGCGCGCCTACGGGAATGCAATCGTCCCGCCGTTGGCAGCAGAAGTCATAGGTGCATACATGGATGCGACGTCATGAAGACATGTACAATATGCAAAGCCGAGCAACCTCTTGATAGTTTCTGGCCCGACCGACGTCGAAAGAACGGGTTGATGGCCCGTTGCAAATCTTGCAACACGGAGCAGGCGCGGGCTTATCGCGCCGCTCACCCTAATCGCGAAAAGGCTATTTATGCGCGCACAAAAACCGAAGTACGTGAACGGCACTTGATCCGTAAATACGGTGTCAATCTAACGGACTACGCAGCAATGCTATTGGCGCAAGGTGGCAAGTGCGCGATCTGCCGAGCTTCAGAAGAAAATCAGTTTAAAGGCGTTTTCCATGTCGACCATTGCCACACGACGGGCAAGGTCCGTGGCCTCTTGTGCAGGGGCTGCAATCACATGTTGGGAGTGGTTGGGGACGACCCAAAAATTCTTCTTCGCGCCGTCGAATATCTCGTCCCGCCGCTCGCAGCGCAAGTCATCGGCGCCTATTTAGACGCCGAAAAACCTTGCGGAGGTTGTGCGGAGGTTGCGGAGGTCGATGCGTAACCTACTGAAATCGTTATGCGGAGGTATTTGCGGAGGTTGCGGAGGTCTTCGCGTAACATACTGAAATCACTTGCGGAGGTTTGCGGAGGTTACCCCCCTATACTTCGTATAGGTTGGGGCGCAGCCCCCAACCAACTCAGAAGGAAGTCCAAATGGCTAAGTACAAGCAAAAAGAGGAACCGGCGGCGAACAGCGATTTTGGCGTAGCGACGCTATGGCCCTCGGTGCCGTCGTGGCACGCTACCATTGGCACGTACATCAGCGGCCAGGCGGAGATCGACGATGTTGATCTCTTGGCGATCGAGATGGAAACCAAGTGGGGGGTTGATCGGCTGCGGCTGCTCGTCCCGGTGGACCTGCGCGAGAAGTTTGATCGGCAGCGTTATCTGCTCAACCGGGCGACATGGCATGGCGATCTGCAAGACGTGATCCGGGAGGCTAAGCGGATGTGCGCTGCATGGCGCGCTCTCGACAAGGCGGCGGCAGCAGCCGGCAAGGAGGAGCGGGCGGCTGAGGTGTGGGAACTGGCGTTGGAGGATGGCAGGACAGTGGCTCTGGTCAGGACCGAGCATGACGCCCGCAAGGTTAGGCCTGACGGTCGGTTCGTCGACGTCTACACGCTCGACGAGATCGGCCACTTGATCCACGGCTTCCCTGCGCTGGCGAAGATCCACCAGACATTTCCGGGGGCGACGGTCGAGCGCGTTCGCACCCGCATCAAGGATCCGTTAGACGCTATTCCTGACAGCAAGGCGCCGATTGACGACCCTGTGCCTTTCTAATGGCCTGTAGGACCGCGGCAGAGGGGTCAAGGAAGCCCGAGACGACAACGCCCGCTGGGTATGTACCAGCGGGCGTTGGAGGGGCTTCTACGGCGCTCTGAGAGGCTTCAGGACTCCGCCTTCATTTTGCGGAGGTGATAGGCCAGCCATTCGGGCGAGATCTTGTCGTGATCGAGAGCCAGCAGCACGAACGCCACAGCCCTTGGGACGGGTCGGTGTCCATTGACCCACATTGAGACGGCGCGCTCGGTGCGGCCTGCAATGAGGGCGAGGTCGCGATGCCGGATTTCGTGGTCCTCCATGATCTGGGCGAGCTTCTCCGTGTTCATCAGTGGTACGCCTGCATGAGGGCTGCGCGTGCGCTGTCGAGGCTGGCGCGGTGCAGGATGTCGCCATGCACGGTCATTGCGCGCCACAAGCGCATGCCATGATCTTTTCTGATCCAGCCGACGACCTTGCCGAAATAGGTCAGGGTCAAGGTGCCGTCGTCTTCGCGCTTGATCTGGACTGGGTTGTTCATTGCATGTCCTCCAATGCTGTGTCGGATGTGTGCAGCGGCATGTGGCTGCGCTCAAGAACCTTGCGGCCTGCCTGCGCTGCCTCGTGGGCGAAGATCGCGGCCTCAAAGGCGTCGAGGAAGGCGTATGACACGTCCCCCGAAGGGGACACGTCGTCGGTGACTTTGATGATTGTGATCATGGGTGTCATTCTGCTGCCTCCTTGCAGGCGTCGATGAGGTAGGAGTTCAATCTTGGTTTGTCGTACAAAGCCTTGGTGAAGTTATCGAACATCCAATCGCCAGCTTTGAAGATTTTGAAATTGCGGCCTTCGGAGAAGCAAATGCTGTCGATGTAGACGTCGCCGCAGGAGATCTCCAGCGACAGCGCAACCTCAGAGAACACAACGCCCGGCAGGAAGTCGGGGAATGTGATCTCGTCGATGACGTACATGCAGGGGGCGAGGGCAGCGTCTTTGGTGTCGGGGTTGAACATGTTGGTCTCCGTTGGTTGGTCTGGGCCGATGAATTGACCTTAGTGGAACTTATTTCTGGATGCAACAGGAAAATGTTACATCCAGAAACTTTTTCTAGTTAGATCGAAACCACAGTCAAGTTCGGCTTGATGCGGAGGGTCTCGACCAGCGTCACCTTGGTGCAGAGCGCGATCTGGTCGGCGGTCAAGAACTCTTTCGCCGCCTTAGTGTCGAGCGTAGAACGCTCCGACAGGGCGACTTCGACGATCGCGCGCTCGCCGACGAGGCGCTCAACGCCGGTCTGTTTGATCTCAAAACGGACTTTCTCAAGTTCCTTGCCCAAGGCTTCGATCTCTGACTTGATGAAAGCGTAACGGTCGGCAAGGGCCATGGTGTTGGTTTTGCGGGCTGCGAGGTATTCGTGGATTTCTACAAACATGGTGGTCTCCGTTGGTCTGGTTGGTTGGTCTGGGCCGATGAATTGACCTTAGTGGAACTTATTTCTGGGTGCAAGCACTCTCTCAAACTTTTTTGAAGAAATGTTTGAGGGCGTAATCGACGGCTGATGTTAGCTCCACCATGTTGGCGTCATCCATAGATGGCTCCTTACCGGTGAAATGCTCATAAGCGGCTAAGATGTAATGGTTGGCGTCAACATAGTCGTGCGTGGCGTCGAAGGCGCCGTTGTGCTCAGTCTCATTGCGCCTCACGATTTCGTTCCACTCATCGGTCGTCACCGCATCTTTGATGGCGTCGGTGTAGACGGCGGCGAGGGTCTGGATTTCGGTCTGCGTCAGGGTCTGGGTCATGTTGGTCTCCGCTGGTCTGGTTGGTCTGGGCCGATGAATTGACCTTACAGGAACTTATTTCTGGATGCAAGTGGGCTGATAACTTTTTTTGATTTTTTTTTCTGGTGCTGTTAGGTTCGCTCCAGAGGATGGGAAATGGTCGAAACAATCGCAACAGCGCTCTGCTCGTATACCGGCTCGCCGGTGTGCTCGACGCTGTGCGAATATTGCCTCGACCAAGCTCAGTACATCCTCGATGCAATCAATGGAGACCAACATGACAGACACAACGAACAACCAGCTTCAGTCGGTGATCGAGCGGATCGAGCGGATGGAGGTCGAGAAGGCGGCCGTTGCTGAGGACATCAAGCAGATCTACCTTGAGGCCAAGGGCAACGGTTTCGACACCAAGATCATCCGCAAGGTGATCGCAATGCGTAAGAAGAGCGCCGAAGAGCGTGAGGCGGAGCGTGCTATGATTGAGCTCTACCTCGGTCAGCTCTCCGATACGCCGCTCGGTCGTTTTGTGTTACAGTCACGGGAATAGCCCTGTCCCATCCCAGGGCTATAGTCCAGACGCGGGCGTGATCATCCCCCCATCCTCCGCCCGCGTCTGGGCGTTAAGTTAAGTTGGAGGCTACATGACGAAGAAGAAGCCGCCTGAGTTGCTGCAAAAGAGCGGAGTTAAGACAACGTACAGCGTCGCTGTAGCTGAGCGTATTTGCAAGGCTCTCGCCGAGGGGCGCACGATTACGTCGATCTGTTCCGACGATGATATGCCAAGTTTGAACGCCGTCTATGGGTGGTTGAGAACCTACCCCGCTTTCAGTGAAGCCTACGCGCGCGCACGCGAGGATCAGCAAGACACGTTTGCGGCGCAGATCCTAGACATCTCGGACACCGAGACTGACCCGCAAAGAGCACGCAACCGCATAGACGCGCGCAAGTGGCATGCGGCGAAGACAGCGCCCCGCAAGTACGGCGACAAGCTGGAGCTCGACGCCAAGATCGAGCACAACAACGGCCCGAGCGAGGGCCTCACGGTGATGCTGGCGATGCTTGAGAAGGCGCAGGGCAGTGGACGACACTAGCCGCGCTCAGGCGATCTGGAGCGCCATGCCGGCGCACGAGCGCCAGATCTTTGAGTGGCAGGCGTCGTGGTTCGCCAAGCGCCTGCCGCACCAAATCCCGCCTGGCGGCGACTGGACGATCTGGCTGCTCCTCGCCGGTCGTGGCGCCGGTAAGACCCGCACGGCGGCTGAGGTGCTCGGTAGCTGGGCCTGCTTGCAGCCTGGCACGCGGTGGCTGGTGTCGGCGCCGACGTATGGCGATCTGCTCGGCGTCTGCTTTGAGGGCGAGAGCGGCCTGCTCAACTCTATCCCCCGAGATCAGATCGACGTCTTCAACAAGTCCGACGTCGAGATCCGGTTCAGAAACGGCTCGCTGATCAAGGGCATCACGGCTGAGAAGCCCGAGAGGTTCCGCGGTCCTCAGTTCCACGGCGGCTGGCTCGACGAGCTTGCGGCGTGGCAATACGCCGACGAGGCGTTCGACCTGCTGATGTTCGGCATGCGCCTCGGCGCCCAGCCTCGGCTGATCTGCACGACGACGCCCAAGCCGAACCAGATCATCCGCAAGCTGCTCGCCCGTGAGGGCAAAGACGTTCGGGTGACGCGCGCCACGACATACGACAACCTCGCCAACCTCGCGCCGACGTTCAGGGACCAGATCCTGCGCTATGAGGGCACGACGATCGGCCGGCAAGAGATTTATGCCGAGGTGATCAACCCTGAAGAGATGGGCGTCATTAAGAAGAGCTGGTTCCAAATCTGGCCGCACGATCGGCCGCTGCCTGAGCTAGAGTTCATTGTGATGTCGCTCGACACGGCGTTCACTGAGGAAACCGGCAACACGACCAAGGGCGATCCCGACTACAGCGCGTGCGCCGTCTGGGGCGTCTTCTCCGGCCCCAAGCGCAAGCGGTCGATCATCCTGCTCGACTGCTGGCAAGACCGGCTCGGCTTCCCCGACCTGATCAAGCGGACCAAGACCGAGCTCAAGGCGGTCTACGCTCCGCGTGAGCGCGCCCTGTTCAAGCCGCTGGTCGGCCCGACCTACATGGAGGACAGCGGCCGCAAGCCCGACATCCTGCTGATCGAAGACAAGGGCAGCGGCATCAGCCTGCGCCAGGCGTTGAGCC